TCTTGCGGTCTCTTCAGGAGAGTTAATGTCCGCGTTTATATCGTCGCCGTTTACAATTGTACTTGTTCCCGTTAAACTTAGGTCGGGCAAAAATTCGTACATCGTATAAGTTAATTTGTTTAACTCGAGCAAGCGGACAACATAAAATTGGTCTTTCCATAAAAACACGCGGCAAAGAAAAGGGTTAACCATTCTTTCCAATGTTTCACTTAAATACAACTGCTCGTTTTCAATCCTTACTCCGTTGCTAAATTTAGCGTCTTGGCCATCGGTAAAAATTGCATTTTGAGGCACGTTAAATTGACGAAATACATTCTCGTCTGTGTCCATCCTAGTTTCGTAGACTTCGCAACCTATAAATACTGGTCTTTGGTCGACAAACGATTGGTTTAAAGCGCCTACAATTGCGGACAAAGCTTGAGTTCTTGGGTCTGGCCAAGAGGTAAAACTTGAGCGTATCGAGTCAAAGCCTTTTAATCCATCAATTGCAGTAAAAGAGAAAAGCTTAGGGCCGCTCTTGAATTGTGAGGTAATAAAGTCGGGCGCAATGTATCCAGTAAAGTAAGGTTGTAAGCCTTCAAATAAATTGTAATTAATTCTGTTTGTGCCGCTTGTTGCACCCATTACAAAGGTATTATTCCCAAATGTAATGGCTTCAAAGTTTGCTACTGAAGCCGCTGGTATTGCAGTCCAATTTATTGCGTTTGTAGAGTAAGCTATGCGATTAGCTCCAGAATCTTTTACCGCAACAAAATAGCCGTTTCCGTAAGCTATTGACTCTGGAGAAAATGCTATTGAATTATTTACCCAAGTAAATCCATCCACAGAATAATGGTTGCCAATTGTAAATTTTCCATCTGCAAAAAGAATAGTAAGAGCTCCAAAAGAGACTCCTAGTTCATCCCAACTAAAACCATCGTAAGAAGTAAAAATAGTGCCACCTGGTGAGCTATCTGAAACGGCAACCCATATTCCATTTCCATAAGCTACACCGCTAAACGTTGGATTTACACTTGTTGTTCTTGATGTCCATGTAATTCCATCTGGTGATGTCATTATTCGATTAGTTCCAAACCTTGCAACGGCAACAAATAATCCGTTACCATAAGAAATAGCTTGAAACCACATTGCTTCGCTTGGAGTTCTAGCAGTCCAACTTACACCGTCTGGAGAGGTATGAATAAAAGATGTTGGAACTCCTGAAACAAGTGCATAACCAACCGCTACAAATTGACCATTGCCAAAAGTAACGTATTCAGAGCCAAGATAACTTCCAATTGTCCAAGAAAAGCCATCAGTAGAGTAATAAAAGACAGTAGAAACTCCAACAAATACTCCATTTCCAAAAGCTAATCCTCTAAAATAGGCAGCTGGAGAAGCAGCTTGCCAATCTGTAATGTCATTGTTTGCTCCAATTTGATTTAAAGCAACTTTCCAAGTCCTATTGCCTCCAACTAGAAATTCGTTAAAATCTCCAGTCTCGCCAGCAATTGTAAAGTCTACAGAGGAGCCGACAATTGTATTTAAAGGGTCGTCTCCAGTATTGCCCCAATTGTAGGTAATGTCGTTAATTAGCAAAGGAGTAACCGCGCCTGTATATCCAGTTTTAAGTATTTGCAAATTCCAAACTAGACCGCCGTAATTGGTAGCATATCCCCCCTCATATTTTAAGCCGTAGTCATTTACAGGAGCGTTTTGGCCTGTTAAATTAACGTATGCTTTCACGTCCTCACTCGGCATTGTAAAACTAAAAGACAAGCTTGAGGATAAGAAAGTATTGCCTGGCGAGCTATACCACATTGCAGTATGATAACCAGAGCCTGGGACAACTGCAATTGTAAGCACGTCGCCTTCAGTATAGTAGTCTAAAGGAGTAACTCCGTTAACCGTAATCGTCCCAATACCTTCTCGAACGGCAAGTAATAACCTATAATCGTTCATTATCCTTTATTTATCTTGTTGTTTGCTTGACCTAAAACATAAACCAAATCCGTACCTCTAACCACAAACTCGCCGCTTACGTCTCTATTTTGGGCAAACATTCCGCCCTGGGCGCCGCCAGTAAATGAAGAGCCACCGCCAACACCTGAGCTTCCAACTGAAGAGCCACCGCCACCGCCGCCACCTCCGCCTTTTGAACCTCCTAAGCTTTTAGCTTTATTTGAAACAAAACCAGCCAAGGCTATCAAAGCAACTCCAGCACCAATCGCAACGGCTGGATTAAGGGTTTGCAAAGCTTTTTTAATGCCTTCAACTGCAAGTCCAGTTGCAATGGCTAATTGTCCAAGTTGATTTAAAATTCCAGCAAGACCACCAAGCAAAGCGGCTCCTCCAGCTTTTATTACATTACCACCACTTGCCAAAGCGTCCCCAATTGCAAAGGCAAAATCGCCAAGAGTTTGTTGCGCTCCAGTTTCAATAATTCCAGCAACTTGAGAATTAAATTCACTTAATCTTAAGACAAATGCAGTTAATTTTGAGTCGTCAATATCTGCTATTTCAGGAGCAATTTGAATTTTGCTTAAATCAATTTCTTGCAACTTGCCTAAAGATGGGGCAAGCTCAGAGGTAATTGTTTTTAATTTATCAAATGCATCGTTTCTTAGCTTGTTTCCTAATTCAGTTTGAGTTATTAATTCGTCCTCAAGTTTTAATTCTTTTTCTTTTTCAGAATTTAGAGCTTTTGAGCTTTCAACTTTTACTTTAGCAAAATTTGCACCTTGTGAATTAAAGTCAACAATAGAAGACTCTAATTTTATATTTTGCTCTGCTAGTCTTGCCCTTTCTTGCGCACTTGTAACTTGTTCGTCTATTAAGTCCTTAATTTTAGATTCAATACTTGCCGCCTCGGAAAATGCAGCCGAACCAGCACCGCCAGCCGCCGCTCCTATTGCTCTTCTTTGCTCGTCTTCTCTTCTTGCTCTTTCTTGGTCTTGTAATTTTTTACTTATTTCTATAGCTCTTTGCTCTTCTTGTAATAAAAGAGTTAAAGTATCGGCGGTGTTTTTATCAATTTGAGATGAGAAAGCTTTAGCCTTTGCCAAAGCTAAAATATCATTAGTTAAGGACTTGTAAGCATTACCAACGTTTCCAGTTAATATTTCCTCATCGCTTAAATTCTTTAAATATTCAGGCGCTAATTTTCTTAATTCATTAACTGCTGCTAACCTTTTTTCAAGACTTAATGTCGTGTTCTCGGCTTGTACTTGCAGCAACTTATAATTGGAAATTTCCTTTTGGGCGTTAATTTGTCCTTGTAGGGTAGCTTTTGCAATTCCATCTAAATTTTCTCTAAATTCTTCTAATTGGTCGCTTAAAGATTTAGCCGCCTCCTCTGTTTTAAAAAATCCTTTTTGTTGTAAAATAGTAAATACAGTCGTAAGAATAGAAATACCTAATACAAGCGCGTTTCCTGAGCTTAAAATTGACCCTAAAGCGGATTTTAAAGCCGCTCCAGTTGAGCCAGTACTATTTTTTAATACTTGAAAAGAGCCAGCAAGCTGAGTAATGTTGTTACCGACTCCAATAATACCAAATGGCGCGTCTTGAATAATACGAGCAAAGTCAATACCTACTGAATTGTAACCTTGTGTTGCTTGGCCCAATCTTTGTATTTGTGGCGCCGTTGCTTGAGCCGCTTTTCCTAATTTGTCAAGTTGACCAGTCGCGGTATTTACGCCATTGGTTAGACCAACAACGTTTGCCCCAATCTCAACCTCTATTCTTGGATTTGCCATTTCTTTCTAGTTTACTTGCAATTTCCAACAATTTCTTTGCTTTAGCAAAGTCTTGCGGTGTTGACTCTACAGGCTTGCCAAAGTTATCCCAAGGCAAAGGCCAAAGTTTCTTTGGGTCTAGATTAGCTCCCTTCTTTAAATGTGGATGCAAACCAATTACCGCTTGTACTCGCATTGCCTCAATCATGTCTTTTTGGTCAATCTCATGGCCTTTTACTAATGCCTTTAACTCTTTACGGCTTAACGAAAAAAGCTGCTCATAAGGGAGTTTAGTCCGACCTACGAGCAGCATTAAATTTTCGCGAGCTGAATAATCCTCGCTTTCGTCTTCACTTATGTTTTTTTTTCTTGGCTTTCACCAACGCCTAACTCTAAAAGCAAGTCGGCCAAAACATCGTTAAACAATTTCATTACATCTTTGCCCTCAATCCAAACCTTTAATTCGTCTAAACTTACGGGATTTGTTGACTTTCTTAGGCAAGCTACTTTATGGCATTCGTGTAGCAAAGCATAAATTAAATCAATTTTAGGTATTGCTTGACCACTAAAAGCGTCTGAAATCCCTTGTCCTGTAAAATCCTCAAAGTTGGCCAAAGCGCCTAAATTTGGGTAAAAGAAAATCTCCCCTTCTTTAAAAGGAGCTGAATGGTACTTAGCCATATATTTTGTTTAGGTTGGTATTACCGTAATTGTAGGCGCTCCAGCAAAGTCAAAAGTTCCTGAGAAAGATACTTGAGAGTTTCTTTCCGCGGTAATTTCAACTGAGTTTAATTGTGCGTCTACGGTTATGATTTTGTCGCCTGATTCAGTACCTCCAAAAACCAATTCGTACACTTTTCCGATGTCTTCCATCAAATCAAAAGCTGAAAGGTTAGATACTCCAGTTGATGCAAAATCGAGGTCTCCGCTAAAAGAGAAAGAGCCTGATTTGTCGCCGCCTTCTAGTCTTACGCCATAATCGCCCGTGCAATCGTTTCTAACTACGACTGATTCGTTTGAAATAGAGACTGAAGCTGAGGTTTTACAAACGACTGGAAGCGAGTTCCATTCGAAAGTGAAGAAATTTCCTAATTGATATGTTGCCATTGCTTATTCGTTTTAACAAATATACATAAATTTTTATTTACTAAGATACTTGGAAAATATCCAAGGTGTAGGATAATATTTTTTGGTAAGCTATTTGGCTTGAGCCTTGCTCTATTTGAGTCCTACTAAAGTTTTTTCGAATATCTAAAACTTGCAAATCTCCTGGCAATGTCAAATAATCCAAGGTCATTTTTAATTGAATTGCATTGGAAATATTTTCCGAAAGCTTTTTACCTCCATTGCCTTGCGCAAACTTTGTTACAATTTTAATTTGAAACGTTGCGTTTTGTCTAATTGAGCAATCGTTATTTGTTGTTTCGGCCTCGTTTTGGTCTGTTATAAGCACATAAGCCGCCGAGCCTTGGTAGTTAGCTGGGTTAATGCCAGGCGGTAATTCAGTATCGTAAACGGGCAAAGTTACTCCGCTAAGAGTCAAAGGCGAAATTGCTGCAATTACCGCAATTCGTATGTCTGTGGCTATTTCTCTCATCCTAAATCTTTGTTTATCTCGTTTTCAATATCGGTGACTAAATTAGCGGTATTCCTAAAGAAAGCTGGCATTAAATAAGGCTGGCCAATAATTCGGCCTTGTCCGTTTCTGTAAAACCTTCTAGCAATGTCCCTTACTTCTTGCGTGTATTGTGGATTAGATAAAATCTCTCTTGCACTTAATCCAGTTCCAAATTCTAACCAAGCCTCAATCTCAAATACTGGGTCTCCAGATTGTACGCCAACTCTCCAATTTAACCCTCCCTCTTCAACTACTTTGTCAATCCTTTGCTTAATATTTAGCGGCT